CTAGTAAAACAAAACTTAAAGATGCTGTTGTTGACAGTGCCCGGTGAAAGGATGATGGATCCTAACTTTGGGGTTGGTCTGAGAAATTACTTATTTGAGCAAAAATCGGAATCAGTGTATGCAGACATTACATCCAACATTGGACAGCAGGTATCAATATACATGCCATTTATAAATTTGGTTGATGTTTTGATAGAGGATTTGAGAAATGAATCTTCCATCAGTGAGAATTCTGTCACACTGCGTGTTGTATATTCCATCCCGGCGATTGAAACACAAGATCAAGTTGATGTTAGTTTGAAATAAAAGAGGAATCTACAACAGATGGCAATAAAAAAGAATGTACCAATAAAATATACTAGCAGAGATTATGCCAGCATACGAGAAGATTTGATTCAGCATGCTAAGAGGTATTATCCAGATACTTTTAAAGATTTTAACGAAGCAGGTTTCGGCTCCTTGATGCTCGACACTGTTTCTTATGTTGGCGATGTGATGTCTTTCTATTTAGATTATCAAGCTAACGAATCTTTTTTGAGCACTGCAACAGAATTTCAAAATGTTATAAAACTTGGACAACAGCTTGGCTATCGGTTCAAAGAAAACCCTTCATCTCACGGTGTCTGTACTTTCTTTGTTCTTGTACCTGCCAATGAAACAGGAACAGGCCCAGATGCCAGATACATTCCAATACTTAAGAGAGGCTCTCTATTATCTTCTACAGACGGAAACAGCTTTCTGTTGGATGATGATGTGTTCTTTTCAGATCCGAATAACGAAATAGTTGTTGGTCGAGTAGATGATGATACTGGTGTACCAACAGCATATGCTATAAGGGCATACGGAAAGATAGTTTCAGGTAAATTCGAGCAAGTTCTCATACCAGTTGGCGAATTTAAAAGATTCTTGAATACGAGAGTTAATTTATCCAATGTTACTGAGGTGATATCTGTATTTGACACCGAAGGGCACGAATATTTTGAAGTAAATTATTTATCACAAGATGTTGTTTACCGACCAGTTACAAACCGCACACTATCAACGAATGATCAAGCCTCAGCACTTCTTAAGCCATTTACGGTGCCTAGAAGATTTGTTGTTGTTCCTGCTGCCGGTGGCGGTATTGCTTTACAGTTCGGCACAGGAGATCAAAATTCCGCAACGACGACTGCAAATGTTGCGGATCCGGGTAATGTAACTTTGGAGATTTTCGGTAAAGACTATATTTCAGATACTTCTTTTGACCCAACAAACCTTGTAAAAACGGACAAGATGGGTGTTTCTCCTGTCAATACAACACTTAGAGTTGTTTGCAGGACGAACGACAGACTCAATGTTAATGCTGGTGCTGATAGTATTACAAATGTTGATTCCTCATTGTTTGAGTTTGACAATGAAGTTGATTTGAGCCCTGTCTTAACGAAATTTGTTAGGAATTCTCTGGAGTCAACAAATGAGGAGCCCGTCATTGGAGACACAACATTCCCATCAGTTGACGAACTTAAAATAAGAATAAACGATTCATTTGCTACCCAGAACCGGGCGGTGACAAAACAAGATTATCAAAGTTTGATATATTCAATGCCACCAAAATTTGGGAGTGTTAAGAGAATTAACATTATGAGAGATCCTGATTCGCTGAAGAGAAATTTAAATCTTTATGTTGTGGCGGAGAATCTTGACGGAAGTTTAACGATGCCAAATAGTGTTGTGAAAGAGAATTTAAAGATGTGGCTCAATGAGAATAGAATGATAAACGACACCATTGATATAATAGATGGCAAGATAGTGAACCTTGCTGTGGAATTTGTTGCTGTTGGTAGTTTAGAGACGAACCGTTTTGAACTGCTTGACAGTGCATTAATAAATTTGAGAAGAGGACTGCTGAAGGGGAGAGACCTTGGTGAGCCATTCTTTGTAACGGATATATACGACCTACTAAAGGAAGTTGATGGCATTGTGGATGTATCTGAGGTAAAAGTAACCACAAAGAATGGAAGCTTCTATTCAGATGTGAAGTTTAGTGTAAAAGATAATACATCAGCCGATGGAAGATACATAAAGTGCCCAGGAAATGTTGTTTTTGAGTTTAAATTTCCAAACTCAGACATTAAAGGATCTATTGAATAATGGCTATAAAGAGATATACAGCAGATGCTGATACAACCATAACTAATGCCTACAAACCGAATCTAAGGACACGGGCAACAGATGCGAACATGGGGGAATCTGACATCCTAGAGACATTCTCCATTTATGCTCAAGCATCTTCGTCTTCTTATGAGAAATCAAGGATATTAACGAAGTTCCCGATCAGTGAAATAATAAGTGACAGAGCAGCTGGATCTATACCTGCTAGTGGTAGTGTCAACTTCTTTATAAAATTATCAAACGCAAAACACAGTGAAGCCACCCCAGAAGACTTTACATTAAATGTTCTAGCCGTTTCGAAATCTTGGGATGAAGGTTATGGTTTGGATATGGAGTCTTATAAAGATTTGGGCACCGCTAACTGGATATCCGCATCTTGTCTTAATGGTACTGGAAGTGCTTGGGCCACCGAAGGCGGAGATTACCATGCTTCCCCTGTGTATGAATCTTTCTTTGACTACGGCACAGAAGACCTAGAAGTTGACATAACACAGCTTGTTGAGGAGTGGATTGACGGAACTAAATCAAATTATGGTGTTGGGGTCCACCTCACTTCGAGCGATGAAGGTGCTGCTAGGTCTTTTTACACAAAGAGGTTTTTTGCTAGAGGGAGCGAGTTCTTCTTCAAACGTCCGTATATTGAGGCAAGGTATGACTCTACCATAAAAGACAGAAGAAACAGTTTTATTGTCAGTAGTTCGCTTTTGGAAGCGGAAGACAACGAGAACACTTTGTTCATATACAACAGAGTTAGAGGTCATTTAAAAAACATCCCCGGAGTTGGAACGGGTTCTATACATGTTAGTCTTTATTCTGGGTCTTATTTGCCGGTCGGCAATCCCCTCACTTTATCAAATGGGAATCAGTCGGTTGAGGGAGGGTTTTACGATACTGGGATATACACAGCATCGGTTGGTGTGTTCGTAGAGTTCCCTTATGTCTATGATGTGTGGCACAACGACTTGCCAGACCCTGGTAGGGTAGAATACACAACCGGGAGTAGAATAAGCGTACTGGCTCATGACGCCTCAAACCAGGTAGACACTGCTGGATATGTATCTTCGATAACAAACCTTCAGAGATCTTATCGGAAAGGTGAAAATGTCAGATTCAGGACTTTCGCAAGATTTAAAGATTGGAACCCAACAATTTATACTGTATCAACAACCAACATCGAAAGTGAAATAATAGAAGATGCATATTATAAGATTTATAGAATTATAGATGGGTTTGAGGTTACTGGTTATGGCACAGGAAGCTTAAATCACACCAGACTATCATATGATCTAGAAGGGAATTACTTCGACTTTGATATGTCTATTCTCGAACCTGGGTATATGTATGCTATAAAGCTGGCATATTTCCGTTCTGGGAAGTACGAAGAACAACCAGAAACTTTTAAATTTAAAGTAAAACAATAGGTCTAATGTGGAATGTCGATAAAAAAGCTTTTTGGCGAGAAATCAAATAAGATCCTAACTGCGACAAGTTACGACGACTTGTCTAAGGAAGTTGAATCTAGCAACTTTATTAATTCCAAGGCAAAAGAAGATAACAGGTTTGTACCAATAGTAGACTTCTCAAGACCCGAGAATTTTGCTAAATTTGGATCAGCAGAGAAGTATTACACAGATGCCATTAGGGGAATATATAATACATTTCCTTATGACGGCTCTTTGTATGAAAAGCAGAATTGGCTCAATAGTGCTTCTTATATCGAGAACTACATTTTTGAAAACGAATACCCAAGATTCAATGGCTATATAAATATCGGGGATAGTTATGGATCTACTGGTTCAACTTCTGATGGATATGGAGAAGTAGCTGCTGCCAAAGAATACATTTTCTTCAAAGGTGGCCCAAACGAGGATCCGGAAAGGACAAAACTAACAAAAATATTTCCAGATTACGATGGCAAGGCAAACGTATATGACCCTGACGAAGATAGGGAAGCAAACCTCGTAATCAACGGAGCAGATGGGCTTACTTTAGAATTTTGGCTTAAGCGAAGTTCTTCTCTGGCACAAGAATCAGATAAACAAGTAATTTTTGATGTATGGAACAGTGCTTCTTTTGGGAGTTCTGATTATGGTAGATTTAGGGTTGAAGTGCATCCTGGAACCTCCGGAGAGGAAAACCAGATTTATGTAGAATTGATGTCTGGAACTTCCGGCATATTTGAAACATCTTTGGGGCAGAATTTAACAGTAACTGGGTCTTCCTGGCACCACTATGCTGTATCAGCAGCTAACTCTGGAAGTGAGCTGTCTCTCAGACTAAGTGTTGATGGGGTAACGAACGACTCGTCAGTAACAGGCTCTTCTATCGGGTTGGTTACTGGATCTATGTTTGGCTATGTTGGTGCTCTTGGGACATCTGTTTCTGGGACACACGGAGATATAGGATGGGGTAAGTTATCTGGTTCGGTAGATGAAGTTCGATATTGGAAAAAGAAAAGAACAGACAAAGACATAGGCAGATATTGGTTTAGGGATGCTGGCGGCGGAACAAACACCGATGATGCTAATACATCTTTGGGGGTTTATTACAAGTTTAATGAAGGTGTAATAGATACATCCAACACGAACCAGACAGATGCTGTTGTCCTGGACTATTCTGGTAGGCTATCAAACGGAAATTGGGTTGGCTATTCTGTCGGCGCAAGAACTACTGGCTCTGCCATGGTGGAGTCGAATGCTGCCCCAAGCGAATACAAAGACCCCGTAATATATTCTTTCAATCCAGAAGTAGTGTCATATACGAACAGCAAGACAGTAGCTGGTTCTGTATACGACACCACGAACAATGCCTCTATATACAATTCTTTGCCTTCTTGGCTGACATCAGAGGATGAAGAAATTGGCGGTTCTGTGTTGTTGAACCTTGTACAGATAATAGCTGGGTACTTTGATAACTTGTATTTGCAGATAGAAGCATTGCCGAGAATAAAAGATTTAAACTATTTTGCAACAGAGAACAAGCCGTATCCGTTCGTCGGCAGAAGCTTGGACAATATGGGCTTTATAGCTCCAGAGTTATTTTCAGATTCTTCCATAATAGAAGCTCTTTCGGCACGAGATGAAACCAGAGACTATGAGGATAGGTTAAGTGATATAAAGAACTTAATATATCAGAATATCTACAACAACTTAACACATCTTTACAAATCAAAGGGAACGGAAAAGTCCTTCACAAACCTTATAAGGTGTTTCGGTGTTGATGACGAGCTGGTTAGGATCAGTGCTTATTCGGACGGAACAGGATATGATTTTAAGGATAATGTTAGGTATACAAGTTATAAAAAGAAATATGCTGATTTCAATAATGTAGATAGGTTTGATTCCACTGTCTTTCAACAAACCGCTAGCAACAACCCAAATAGCTTTTCCTATATATCTGGTTCTATAGACACTAGGCATATGGGAACGACAACGGAAGCTGAAGTTATTATTCCCAAAAAGTTTAAGAAAGGAGACCCTT